AAAAGGAACAAGTAACATGAACCAAGTAGCAACGAAAAAAGAAGGAGCGTTAGCAACAAATTTATTTGAAGCTGATGCACAACAAGGTGCTCAAAATATATCGCAGGAAGATCTTGCGTTACCTTTCTTAAAAATTTTGGGACAGCTATCACCAGAAGTTAACAAGCGTGATGGTAAATATGTTGAGGGCGCTGAACCCGGCAAAATCATAAACACTGTAACCAATCAATTGTATGACAGTATAAATGTTGTACCATGTCATTACAAAAGACAGTACATTGAATGGCAAGACAGAGGTACCAGTAGTGGTGCACCTGTTGCAATTCACGAGGCAGATAGTGATATCATAAGCCAAACAACTAGAGGTAAAGATTATAAAGATAGATTACCGAACGGTAACTATTTGGATAATACTGCTAGTCACTTTGTACTTGTCGTTGGTGATAGCCCAGAAACTGCTTTGATTTCTATGAAATCTACTCAATTAAAAGTGAGTAGAAAATGGAACTCAATGATGATGGGTTTAAAAATGCAGGGTAAGAATGGTTTATTTACTCCGCCTACATACAGCCACATTTATAAACTATCAACCGTCCAGATGTCTAACGACAAAGGAACATGGTTTGGTTGGGATGTGTCTAAGGTTGGTCCTGTTGAAGATAAGGGAGTCTACGACATGGCTAAATCTTTTGCAACAAGTGTAGGTAAGGGTGAGATAGAAGCTAGACCTGAAGCACAAGAGCAAACTAAAAAATCTTTAAATTTATAAGATCCTAGGTAGTGGGCGTCGAAGCGAGAGTGGATACGCCCACTTTTAATTTATGAATGATAAGATTGTAAAAGCTCCTATTACGTATGAGGATTGGATAGATCTGGGAAGGGTGATCATACCTTGTGATACAAAGCAAAGTGTGGTCGAAAAATGGTCCGACCCGGATTTTAAAATTACGAAAGAAGAATGGAGAATAGAACACGCAACAAAACAGATAGGACTCAGATTAGATCAATACATAGATTTTGATATTGATAATCCTGTTGTTAAAAGATTTACAAGCGATCACATAAAATCATGTGGTGCTATATTTGGTAGAAGAAATAATCCATCAAGTCATTATCTTTGGTCTGGGACATCAGACTATAAAAAATTTGCATTACCAAAAGAATTAGAAAATTATTATAAAGAATATCAACATGGTGCAACACTATGTGAGATAAGACACGGAGCAAACAAATACACATTAGTTCCAGAAACAAAATATCATACAACAAACGAGATAGTTAAGTGGGTGAAGTATGATGGTATAGATGAATATCCGGGTAATATAAAAGTTGATCTTGGTAAGATAGCTTTGTCAGCAGCACTATGTATAACGTATGCCGGTTCTGGACAGAGAGATGATTATTGCACAGCGATGGCAGGTGTATTATTAAAACATACAGAGTGGAACGTTGATGACATAGATGATTTTGTTTACAAGATTGCAGTAGCAGCAAAAGATGAGGAGTGTGAGAAGAGAAAGAAAAAAGGAACCACACATAAAAAAGCAAATAGAAAATTTGGCATGCCAAAACTTGCAGAAATTATTGGGTGCTCTACAAAAACAATTGCAACATTATTTAGTTGGATAGGTGTACAGGAGGCAACAAGTGAAGAGGCAAAACAATCTATCGGACAGATAATAGAGTATGGTAGTGACAGGTATTTTGTAAAGATAAATGCTGTCGTGCAGGGCGAGGCTGTTGAAAAGACAATCACGGTTGATGGACCAACACTTAGAAACAAAAAATTATTTTATGACTCTGTAATCAGTAAAGCATCTGTCTGGATACCAGAAATGAAAGCTGCAGACTTTGAAGAGATAATGCGTAGAAAATATGAGGCAAGAGAAAAATCAAATAATTATGTTGAGGAGGCAGAGGAGGATTTAAGATTTGTAAAACATTTTACAAATTATATTGCAGAACAAAAAGCTTACACAAACAAAAAAGAGTTAGCAAACTTTGGATTGCCCTACTACAACATGGAGAGAAATATTTTAGAATTTAATCTGGACAAGTTTGAGGATTATCTGCACAGACAGAGAATAAATCTAGCACGTGTGGATCTTGTCATAAAGTGTCAGAGTATATTAAAAGCAAAAAAGAAACACGGAAAATTTAATGGTAAATCATGTGTGTCATGGCAAATGATAAATCAAAAGATAGAGAAAGAAGATTTAATTGTAGAGGGTGAATACCAGGAGATAACAAATGAAACAGCCTAAATTTATATCAGGACCACCAGGTACAGGTAAGACCTCTATGTTTATTACACAAAAATATACAGAGTTATTAAAAAAATATTCTTACAGCAGGATAATAATACTATCACATACAAATGTTGCAGCCGATGAGATAAGAGATGAGATACTTAAACTACCAGAGATGCAGGGTGTCACAAAGAAAGCGATGAAATATAATATCTGTACAATACACTCGTACTGTAAAAGCAGATTGGTTGGTCGTAAGGAGGTATTTAGTTATGCGGATCACAAGAATCTATCGATGATGGATTCTCTTTTTAAATTACAGAGAGTGACGGAGTCGGAGTTTAATGCAGACAAACATAAATTTTATAGATATCTAGCTGATGCACATGGTAAAGGAAACACTTTAAAAGAACATTGGAAAACATGTGATAAAAATGTGTACAAACCATACAGCCTAAACTCTATCGAACAGATGGAGATCCCATACGCACAATATAAACACGACAATCATGTGTGTGATTATGCGGATATGATACAGGAATTTATTGACAAGGCTGTTGAGCCGGACATAGATGCATTAATAGTTGATGAGGCACAGGATAGCAACGTGCCACAGAGAAAAGCTTTGGATAAGATGGCAACAAAAGCAAAAGAATATTATTTTGTCGGCGATGCTGATCAGACCATATTTGAATTTGCAGGGTCAGACGCAGATTATTATCACAGACTATCAAGAGATGCAGAACAATTAGATCAGGGACATAGATGTGGTAAAACAATAAACACTCTTTGTAAAACAATTATTAAACCTATTTGGGATCACTATGGATATGCTAGAACCTGGAGATCAACAGATGTTACCGGTAATCATTATTATCTACCTAGTTTAAATAAAAGGTGTAGTGCCATGACTGCTTTGTTAGAGAAGATAAAACATACCAATGAGACTTTTTTATTTACCTATCGCGGCACACCATCAGATTCATGGGTCAAAAATTTTTTTAAGCAACATGGTATAGAGTTTGCACACGTAGGAAACACGGCCCACGTGCCAAAAAAAGAATTACGATGCCACAAACTATGGCCAGACTTTTGCAGGGGCACACCTATGCCGTTGAAACAGATAAAAGATTTTTGGAAATACATGGGCAGTAAAGTGATAGTTCATGGTAGAGGCGAGGAGAGTTTTGAAGAATGGGTGGATAGAGAGTATACAATAAACTACATGATACATCACAAGTATTTGAAAGACGATGCAGATAAAGAGAGAGATTTTGCATTAATAAGAAAGAAGACAGATCCAGATAGATTAATCTACATTAGAAAGATTCTAAACAAGGGTTATGATGATGGAGAAGTAAGAGTAAAATATGCAAACATACATACCGTAAAAGGTTTGACGTTTGATAATGTTGTTGTTGATCTGACAGCAACAAGACAAGAAGATTATTTTACACAACTCAGATTAAAATATGTTGCATACAGCAGAGGCAAGTTTGATTGTTGGACTGTGGCATCACAAGGTAAATATACATTGGGGGTAAGATGAAAAAGAAAAACGTTTGGGACAAACAGCACGGCGGGAACCACTATCAAAAGTATGTCATACAGCCTAGCAAGTTTGTAGTTGAGAATAAGTTGTTATATCCTGAAGGTTGTGCTATAAAATATATCATACGTCATCAGGACAAGAATGGTAAGGAAGATTTATTGAAAGCGATACATTTTATAGAAATGATTATAGAGAGAGATTATAATGTGTAACACACCAGAAGATTTAAATCTTGAAGGTGTTGATACGGTTGCGATAGATATCGAAACATACGACCCTAATCTTAAAACAAAAGGATCTGGTGCCATACGTAACGATGGTTTTATATGTGGTATTGCAGTTGCAACAAAGAATGATCTTGCATACTTTCCACTACGTCACTCAGACACTGACATAGACTATGAAAGAATAGATAAGATATGGCAGGTTCTAAATAATAAAATATTTCAAAACGAAAACATCACAAAAGTATTTCATAACGCCATGTACGACGTTTGTTGGATCAGAGCGGTAACAGGTATGATGATCAAAGGTAGAATAGTTGACACGATGATAGCAGCATCTGTTATTGATGAGAATAGATTTAGATATTCACTCGATTCATTATCAAAAGATTATCTTAACGAAGAAAAATACAAATACGATTTACAACAAAAAACTTTAGAATGGTCTGGTGGTACAGTCAAAGACCCAATGACTAACATGCATAAACTTCCTGCATCAATTGTAAAAGAATATGCAAAGCAAGACGTAAACTTAACTTATAAATTATGGAATATTTTTAATAAAAAAATTGACGAAGTATTATACACCAAAGAGGACGGAGAGCAAAAAACTTGTAGACAAATATTTGAATTAGAAACAAAATTATTTTTATGTTTAGTTGAAATGAAATTCAAAGGTGTTAAAATAGATGTCGCAAAAGCGATCGAGTTTGGAAGACATCTCAAAAAACGTAGAGATCAAATCATAAAAGCTATAGAGAACATCACAACAATTAAAGTTGACATATGGGCTGCAGCCTCAATTAAAAAATTATTAGATCATTTGTGCATAAAAGATTACAAGGTCACTCCTAAATCTAAGATGCCTCAACTACCAAAAGATTATCTTAAAACACACAGTAACAAATGTTTACGAATGATTGCAAAAGCAAGAGAGTATGACAAGGCAGCAAATACTTTTATAGATGGATTATTAGAATATGTGCACGAAGGCAGAATACATGCAGATATAAATCAGATTAGATCAGATTCAGGGGGCACAGTTACAGGTAGATTTAGTATGTCAAATCCTAATCTACAACAGATACCTGCAAAAGGTTTTATAGGTCAAAAGATGAGAGAGTTATTTATACCAGAAGAAGGCTGTAAATGGGGTAGTTTTGACTATTCACAACAGGAGCCACGTATTGTGGTGCATTATGCTATAAAACTGGGCCTACCAGGCACAGAGAACCTTCAAGAAGAATTTGATAGGGATGATGCAGATTTTCATCAAATTGTTGCTGACATGGCTAATATCTCCAGGAAACAGGCAAAAATAATCAACTTAGGTCTGTTCTATGGTATGGGTAAGATCAAGCTACAAAAAGAGTTAGGTTTAGATCAACGACAAGCAAGAGAACTATTTAATGAATATCATGGTCGTGTGCCTTTTGTACGTCAACTATCACAAGAACTAATAACTTTTGCTAAAGATAATAGATTATTGTTTACATTGTACGATAGATTTTGCAGATTTGATAAATGGGAGACTACCAACAAAGAATGGAACCCTGAAATAAATAGATTTAACGAAGTGCCATTGTATACGAAAGAGCAAGCAATGGAAGCATTTAAAGCAGAGATGCTAGATAAGTATAAAGAAAATAAAATAGAATCAAATTACATGGATTATTTTGATAGGTACTACACCCCTGCTTTTACTTACAAAGCCTTAAATAGATTGATACAGGGGTCAGCTGCAGATATGACAAAGAAAGCTATGGTTGACTTATATGAAAAAGGTATAATACCTCACATACAAATACACGATGAGCTTTGTTTTTCAATCACGGACCACGAACCAGAGCTTATCAAAAATGTGATGGAACAAACCATACCTCTTGAGGTTAAGAATAAAGTTGACTTTGAATCTGGACCAAATTGGGGTACAATAAAATGAGGATTTATGGCTTACTTAAATGGAAACATACCTGTAGAATACGCACAAATTAGGAGAGAGTATTTATATGACCTTAAAAAGCATCATGGAGAAGTTGAAGACTGCATTATCTTCGGCGTTACCTGTATTACTGGGCGTGCTTTATTATTTCATGCTATCATGGAAAACGGTGCAGTCTTTTACAGACTCCCTATTACGGCGTTTATTCAACGTGGATTCAAAGTTACTGACGTCCCAAGGAGACGACTTGATGAGCTTCAGCTCTGGAACTGTTTTAGTTATTATCCTGCTATTACTAGTTGGGATATTTTAGAAGCACAATCAGGAAAATACATCGGTAAAGATAAAAAATGGCACTGGGGTCGTTATTTATTTACTGTTGACTTTGCACATCCAGAGCCTAATATACTGGACACTGATCATTCTGAGATCCCGCACGAACATAAGTGCGCTCACGTACTTGCATTAAATGATGGCAACTACGCGGCACAACCTAACAACAGACTTATTTGGGACATACCATCGTTTACGGTGAAAGACCAAATACCTGATTGGAAGGTTCAAACTAACTATTGGAACGTAGAAGATACACAACAGTGGCGAACAGAAGACACTGATAACTTCTTCTATGAGATAGAGGAGAAAAAAAATGATTAATAAATGTAAAAGAATTTGTTGTAAAATCTGGGACATAATTTGTTGGCCCTGGAGAAAATTCGTAAAGTGGTTATTCACAAAATAATTTATGTCTAAAAAACCACTCAACATATCTGAAGAGGCAGCTGTCCAAATGCCTATGAAGACGGTTGCCTCTTTGATCATCATCGTGGC